CACTTTCACGCCGGACGCCTGGCTGACTGTTGTAGCGTTGATAATGCCTATCTGCTGCTCTGTCAGGCCCAAGGCGCTGGCGATAATGCGGCGCAGCTTGTTGTGCTGGGACTTCTCATCCATGAAAATGATCTGCTTACCGTCCGGCAGGCCTGCCTTCAGGTTCTCAATCAGCGCGGCATACTTTGGCGGTACCGGGTGTGAGACGTTTTGCATACTGATACCGGCAGCAGCGATTGCGTCCAGTACCTGCTGCTCCAGCGTGTCGCTCACCACCAGCTCCACGACGCCCCCGCGATCCTTCAGCGTGGTTTTGACTACCTTGCTGGTGCGCGTATCGGTAAGGCCGGTTTCCGCATCCTCAGCTGTCTCTTCATCATCACCGGCAAGCAGCTGGCCACCGGCCTCACCCGGCAGCGCACGCGCCACCTGTTTCGCTAGTTCTACGTCCTCTTCACGGAAGCGGAACGTGATAGCGGAGCGGTACAGGTCCGGATCGATAACCACCTTATCCATGTCGCGGATAACAGAGAAAATGAAATCGTCGTCGTTCTGCACAATGGAAATGTGGCCGTCACCATTGTCCTGTACGATTTCCTTCTGCCCGATACGGCTGGCGCGCACGCGGAGCTCTTCATAAAGCTCCTTCTGGTCCCGCGTCATCGGCACGCCAACGGTTTTCTCGTCGAGGCCTGGGATCTTCACGCTGTCTTTCACGTCAGCAGCAGATTTAAGCGTCGTCCAGCGATGGAAGATGCCGCGCAGACCATCAAGGTTTTTGAAGCCTACCAGCCCCTGCTTGTCCTCCAGTTCGCCTGAAATCTTCTGGACAGTAACAGTGTCGGTTTCACCGAATACGCGCACAAAGTCATCCGGCGTCAGTATCCCCATCGCCTTCCACTCATCCAGCGACACGACGTGTGACAGCATGTTAAAGGCGTCAATCGGTGAGTTAACCAGCGGCGTTGCGGTCAGCATAACGACGCCGCGGCCGTTGTACTTTTTCATCATGTACTGGCTTTTTACGGCCATATCGCGGGCAATCTTGGAGACAGACGGATTAGGCAGGTAGGCCAGCTGGCCTGCTTCGCGTCCGGCGCTGTGCGAGTTGCGGTAGTTATGCCCTTCGTCTGCGATCACGCTGTCAAAGTGCATATCCTCAAAGTAAGGGATCTGGCTCTTTTTCTTCGTGCCGGTATCGGCGGCTTTGTCGCGGAGTTTGTTACGGGACGTGGCGGCGCGGTGCGTGGACTTCATCAGGTCCGTGCGGCCATTCTCAATCTGGTTAAAGACTGCCTGGCTGGAGTTTTCCTCAATAGTCTCCGGGCGCATCGGGATATCGCCAAACTGCTCTTTAGTCATTACCACGGCGCGGTAGTTGGAGACCGGGATCATGTTCATGCGCTCAAGCACAGTGGCGGCCGCGGACTCTTTCACCACATTACGCATCACCGGCTGGCCGTCTTTGTCCAGTTTCGGCTCGTTGTTCTCGTCACGCTCCTGGGCTTGCATGATCTGGCCATCTTCACCGCGCACTTCATCCAGCCCGACAAACAGCATGTTCTGGAAGGCTTCGGCACTGTAGAAGCTCTGCGCTTCGTGATACCAGTTCTGGAGGACGGCTTTCGGCACGACGTAAACGGTACGCTTACTGCGCCCTACCTCGTAGTTGTAGGCTTCCAGCGCCAGCGCCGTCGTGGTTTTACCCAAGCCTGTTCCAAAGCCCATGATGCCGCGGCCGTCTTCTGACAGGCGCCGGACTTCGGCATTCTGATAGCTCAGCGGGAGACGTTTGCCGCTGATCTGCTGCAGCTGCAGCGAGGAAGAAGAGTGCTCAAACGGAACGTAGCCGTTAAAGGCGTCGTTGTAATCACTGACAACGTTTTCCACGTCCGGATGCGTGCGAAGCCAGTCATTGAAATGCGACTCCAGCTCACTGATTCGCTTCAGGTACACATTGGCGTTTACCCCGCGTGGCTTCACGCCGTTGAGGTAATTTTCCAGCTGGTTGTAGAAGCCGTCTTTGTAGCTGGCGCGCTTGAACTCGGTCACGCCGCCTTTGCTGGTGACAGATCGAACCTGATAGCCAGAGAAAACGCCGTCCTTGCCCGCGTAGTTGTCTTCTGCGGTCAGATAGCCATTGTCGTTTTCCAGATCCTGCGAGTATTTGAAGTCATCAAAGCCCTGCTCGATCAGGAACTCTTTGATCAGGCGACGGTCCAGCCAGCGGGCATTGAGGTTTACCGTAATGTCTTCAACCGGCGTGTGCTTGCGCTTCTCGTTAATGGCTTCCAGCTGGCGGACATAGTTCGCCTTTACCGGGCCGTCCGGCGCATCATCAATCAGCCCCGCCAGGCGGGAGACTTTGCCACGCACGTTGCCGCTGGTGGCGCGTGCCAGCGGCATGATGTTGCCGTTGCCATCAAGGGCGATCTCCGGGAACGTCGCCAGGTGCGCCAGTAGCGCGTCGTCATCTTCCGGCAGCTGGCCGGTAAACGCGGCACGGAAAGCGGCCAGCGCAACCGGGACCATATCAACGTCGCTGAAAAGGTGTGATACCACCTGCTCCGGGCTGGAGAAATCGACTGCCACGGCTTCGCTGCGGTCAATTGTGCCGTTCAGCAGCGCTGACAGATCGCCCTCACGGCTCACGTTGGCCTGAAAACTCAGCCAGCCTTTCGCGCTGGCGTCAGACAGCCCCGCCAGTTTCAGGCCTTTCGGCGTGCCGTACTGGCCCACTTCTTCGCTCACCAGGCGGGCAGCGTCGGCAATGATGCCGCTGGCGTCGCCGCCCAGCATCTGCGTATTCAGCGCGTCATTGATACGCAAACCGATGATCGAGGCACGCATAACGCGCCAGCGGTGGCCCGGTTTCTGCTGCATGGCGAAACGGATCGCAGCATGGGTGCGATCGTCAAACAGCTGGGGGTATTCGATGCTGGCGGCGTACAGTTCGCGGCTATCGAGCGACAGCATGCCGTTAATGGTGCGCGTTTTTGTCTGGAGATCGCCAAACGTGGCCGCGCCGAACCGGTTCGCATCAATCCCACTCGATGCCGTGGTGGCGTCTTTGATAAACCGGGTGCCGTCGTAGGTGTGCCAGACGCCAGCCAGGAGGCGCTTGTCGCCTTCAACCGGCGACTGCCAGACAGCAGCAGCGGTACCCAGCTGATCCCAGTCAATGCGGCTGTCAAAGCGGCGTGACAGTGCGGCCTTCATGGCCTCATTAGTCAGCTGGCCATCTTTTTTGACCACCAGAATATTATTGAAGTCAGATCGCTCGGTTTCACCGTGAACAAAGCGACGGCCTTCGGTTTCAAACCACTTGCCCCGGATGAACGTTGGCCACAGCACGCTTGCCGCCTCAAGAGACTGATCATCGCTGTCATGAACCAGCTGAGTCAGCGCCTCGGTATGCTTACGCAGTACCCACACATCCACCACCGTTGCGGTGCCGCTTTCGGCAAAAGTGCCGGACGGCATGCGATGCGCGCCCAGGAACTCCGCCACGCGGGAGACGCGATCGCGCAGCTTCTTGTTGTTGCCGCCGCCGTCGGTCATGCCGTTAGGAACCACCAGCACCACCAGCCCGCCGTACTTCACCTTGTCGATGGTGCGCATCACAAAGTAATGGCCAACGTTGGTTTCATCGCGGTAAGCCGGGTCGAGCTCGGCAAAGCCTGTGCGCGAGTCGCCAAACGGCACGTTACCTACGGCGTGGTCATAGCTGTTATCCGGCACGGATGCCGCCAGCTTCTCAAATGCGCTCAGGCGAACATCATCCTCCGGGTGCAGCAGCTGGTTGATACGTCCGGACGTGTCAGAAATCTCTGCTGACGTCATCATAGCGCCAGCTGGTTTTGTCTCCTGAAAAACGCCGGTACCGGCTGACGGCTCCAGCATGTGACCGCTGGTAATACCGTAATCCGAAAACAGATCCCATATACCCTCGGCCATGAATGGCGGTGTGTAGTACTCATACTGACTGCCGCCGCTTCCTTCCAGACCGCCCTCACCGCTGTAGCCCGCCAGTACCCGGCGCTGTTCATCAGTCAGTTTGTTGCCGTCGAAGCCCTGCGGCAGTGAGTTAAGCAGTGCGATCGCATTGTCGTTTGCACTCCGGCGCTCACGCTGAAGACTCACGCCTTCACGCTTGGTCACGCCAAACGCGACTACGGTCCGCTGTTTGTGCAAGCGCATGACCAGCCGGATCAGTTCCTCAACCGATCCCGCCTCCTGCACCGCCCTGTTTGCTGGATTTTCCACTGTGTAACTTTCCCTCAGATTGCATAAAGCGAATATGCTTTATTTGATTCTAAAGGTTTATTAAATAGGGCGTATAACTTTGGCTACTAAAAAAAAGGCATTGTCTGTTTTAGGCGCACTGAGGCAGGCATTCCGGGGCGCTGCAGCAGATGCACCGCAAAGCCTCGCCTGGACTAACGGGCAAAACGTGGTTGTCTCTCGCTCCGGGCTGGCGGCAATGGCATACAACGAGGGGAAGGCGGGGGAAATGACCTCTGCCGGCGACAGTCTTTACCTGGGCGCGGAGCTGCCACTGGACCGGCTGCAGCGCTATGCGATTCTGGAGGAAATGGCTAACAGCCCGACGTGCTCAGCCGCACTGAATATCCACATTGGCCACGCACTCGCGCCGGACAAAAAAACCGGTCTGGCGTTCTCTATCGTGCCGGTTGATCCGTCTGACGCAGAAGGCACGGCGCGGGCTAAAGAATTGCAGGACGATCTCGGCGCGATGATTAACCGGCATCTGCCGTCGCTGGCTATGACCATGGCGATTTTCGGCGTCTCCTATGTCCGCCCCTATGCCCGTACCGGCAAGGGGATCACCAGTCTGGAAAATAGCTATTACTCGCTGCCCTACTTCATTCAAGAGTTTTATAAAGGCGATCAGCTGGTGGGTTTTGGCGGTGATTACGTGCTGGCACCTGATACCCATACCCGCACACTGTCTACGCCGTGGTCACTGGTCCCGATGAAAAATCCGTACTGGACGCCCACGCGCAACGTTCAGCCTGTGACGTCCGGGAATCGCGGTTACTCTCTGCTGTCGGAGGAAGAAGATAAGGAGGTTGCGGAGACGCAGAACTATGGCACCAGCTTCCTGGCGCATGCCTATGAACCCTTCCTGAATCTTGTGGGGGCGCTGAATGCGCTGAAGGCAACGCGCTATAATGCCGCAAAAATTGACCGCCTGATTGCCCTGACTACCAACTCACTCGATCCGGTTGTAGGCGCGAACTATACCCGCACCGTATCGCAGACGCTTAAGCGCCATGGCGAAGCGCTTCAGAAAAAAGCCGTGAACGGTAACACCATGCCAACCGTGATGAACCATGTGATCCCGGTGATGGGTGATGGTAAAAACGGTATTACGATTGATACGCAGTCGATACCCGCCGACATTACCGGCATTGAGGACGTGATGTTTCACCTGCGCCAGCTGTGCGCCGCGCTCGGTATAGACTCAACTATGCTGGGCTGGGCCGATCAGATGGCTGGCGGACTGGGTGAAGGCGGCTGGATTCAGACGGCCATTCAGGCGGCACTCCGGGCGCAGTGGCTGCGACAGAGTGCGCAGGAAATGATTTACCGACTGATCGACATTCACCTGGCGTTCAAATACGGCAAGGTGTACCCGGTTAACGATCGGCCCTATGTCGTGCAGTTTAACTCCATGAACACCGCCATTCAGGAAGAAGAAAGCCGCGAAATGGACGCCCGCGCCAACTTCATTACCCTTATGGTGCAGGTCATGGACGCGCTACAGGCCAACAACAAGCTGGCGGAAAATGACACGTTCATGCGCTACCTGTTCAGCGATCAGCTGAAAATGGACGGCGGCACGCTCGACAAGATGCTGGCGGAATTTGAGAAGAGCAGGAAGAAAGCGGATGCGCAGGAGGATGAAGGCGGCAGCGGAATGATGAATGAATCCGCGCCTGACGGCTCCGATCCGGCCAGCTGGACGCATGAAGAGCTGGTGGCATTTGCGCGTTACGTGACGACACCCGGCAGCTGACAACCAATAAAAAAAGGCCGCACGCCACTTTCAGGGGGTGTGCGGTTGATAAAAATCTTATCAATGCGGATATACCTGGATGACAAAAACAGAGGTGCTGTGCGTAACGAAATTATCATTCGGAATTGGTACTATTCATGGCTATCCATAACCCGTAATAGCGACAGATGAATGTATGTAAAATTTATATAACAACCTTTTTCACATTAGCCCGCCTGCGTTAACAAAACTTAGCATTTTAGTTTTACTTTTAAAAACATTTTTTAACGAACTATAGATTTACCCTGCACTAATTATTAATCGCGTTGTTTAAAACCTCACCATTCAGCAACATGTAAGTGACTGAATTTAAATTTTCACTTCATAAATATATAGCCAATTCAGCATAATTTTTGAGAATAATGCCAGACCAAAAAAACCATATAGAGTTAAGCCTTACAAGGTTGTACTTCCCGGTGTTATCTAATTTCCATGGACAAAACAAGAGGTAATTTTGCCCGGATAATTAAAATGACTATTACTGGCTTAGTAAATCACGCTGATTATTAATAAGCGTTATTACATGAATACTTGTTAACGTATTAATTGCAGGAAAAAAAACCGCACGCAGGTAAGCCTTCATGCGGTAACAGACAGCCAGTTATCAGGAGACTGTTTTTGTGGTATCAGATGCAGCTAATCAGGCCAACTGTAAACAAAGTGCTGCACAGCAACAGCTTCAACACCTTTTTTAATTCTCACAACCTGCTGCGGGCCGTGCTGCGGCTGAGCCATTGCGCTCTTCATTACGGCTGCTGCTGGCATAACTTTTGCCCCCCCATCGGACTGGCATTTCTGTGTCGCTATCACTACCTCCGGTTTTGCTTTAGACACAGGTCTCTTTGTATTTACGGTGCGCCGTTTCTGGCTGAGGCTTGCGAACTGCTCTTTACGGGCATCAGCCTCTTCGGGGTTCTGTTTCTTGAGACATACCGGGCAGTGTTCAGTATTACGATGATGTACCACCGCTACTGTCATTGCCTGCTGCGACGTATAGAGGGTGCCGATAAAAGTCCGGCTTTCAGGCGATTTCGGGAGTAAGTTACAGCCTTCCCGGTGCAGCAGCGTGCCGCTTTCATAATGAAAAGACACGTAGTATTTCTTTGCTTTTAACATGTTAATTCCTTAAGCAAGGATGATCCTGATTATACAGGAAAAGGATAGTGATATTGATTCTTATTATTAATCTTAAATTGCTGGCAGACACTACTATATATTCAGCCTGGCACTGACATATATACGCCCGAAAGAGACGATCTGGCAAGCGGAGTTATTTAAACTGAATTAACCGCTGAAACCTGAATCAGCTCTAATTTGCGATACTATGACAAATTGCCGATTCAGTGTAGCAGCGAAATGACCTGCCAGTCTGACGATAGAATATCTTCAGGCGTAGGATCATAGAAAAATAGCACGCCCGTTTCACCCATGACGATAAATGTCTTCTGGCTGTCAGCGTCATTCTGAGTAAAAACGTGAACGGGTGTATTACCCCATTTGGCACGACGGCAGATGACGCTTTCAGTCTGGCTGATAGCGGTCATAGCACGCTCAAACAGTAGTGTCGCCGGGGGTGGCGTGTCGGGGATGTCAGGCATGAAATGCTCCTTGTGCGAAAAGAAGCGTCACTACAGGAGGTTCCAATCTCCGGGTGGTGACGTTGACAGGGTTGGAACTACCGGTGCACAAGAAAACCGGCCTACCCGAAGGTAGCCCCACCAACGCCACCATAGATACGCCCGGAGTAATCCGGACGTGGTAGCGCCGAAGGCACAATGTGCCAGTTCTCATGCTTTTTCAGGGTTCCAAGCCTGGCCGCTGGATCTCTTCAGCGGCGCGCACACTATAGCCACCGTGCTGATAAATTCAATATGTCTTATGTGAAATTATCCACTGGTCAATAGATCCAGCCATTATTAAAGAATCACTAACCCCATAAATTACAACCTTTCTACCATCCTTTCGTGCAGGCAACCGCCAGCACTGCCGCCGCTTTACGGGGCATCCCATAGTAATTAAGAGGAAGTTATGGAAGCACTCCGCACGGTAACGGATCGTTTTTCCCTGATTGATAAAATCCGCCGCTTTACTCCACAGAATGACCGCAATTACCTGCTGCGATCGGTGCGCGAAACGTTCGCCAGCCCCGAAACTCAGGAGCGCATTCAGCTGGGAGAAATGTTCGGCTATTACGGCCACGGACGTCGCGCCGCCTATTACGCGAAGACCGGACGGCTAAACCTGCCGGAATTTGCAGTCGTCATGATTGACGGTAAGCCGGTCACGCTGGAAAACGTACCATCAAACCGTACGCTGGAGGCCAGCGTGGATGATAACGGCATCGTGACTCACGTTCAGGAGATTCTGGACACCGAGCCTGGCAACATCGTTGACGGCATGAACCGTTCCCGCGCTGGTGGCTGGTCTTGGGCGACTGGCGGCGACGATAACGCCATTTCAAAAGTGACCAGCTTTCACGGCTTCGACTACGTGACCAATCCGAACTATATCAGCCAGGATCACCCTGCACTGCTGCTGGAATCGGCCAATGAACGCGCCGACGCCATTCACGCGGGGCTAATGGAAAAGGGGTATTCAGAAAATCAGGCGGCTGACATTATCCAGCACTTTGAAACCCTGCGTAGCCAGACGGCCATGCTGGAATCTGCGGATTCTTCGCTGCTGGAATCGGCGCTCCACATCGAGCACGGCAAGCGTCTGGAGCTGGAGGAACGTCTGCGCAGCGCGCAGCTGATGATCGAGAGTGCAGGCACCGTGGCAAAGGCGCGACGCCGGATTATGAAGGATGCGCTGGCTAACATGCCGCTGTTTTTAAGTAAAGCCCAGCAGGCGGCATTATGCCGTATGGATACGCCTGAAGATGCGCAGATTGTCGCTGCAATGCTGGAATCAATCGGCACAAATGCGACGGCAACACTGCCAATCGGATCAGCCCACCAGCACACATTACCACAAACGCGCCCGCCAGCTGTGGACTCAACACCACTGCTATGGATTAACCCAAAATAATAAGGCAAGAAGAAAACCGTGCCCTGAAAACTGGGGCACGTTTTAGTCAAAACTAAAAATTAGGAAAAAACTGAGTGTTGATCCTTTTTCGGATCGCGTTTATCATCCGCGCTCAAATTCAGTTTAGCGACTGAATGAGAGGACGAAAAAAAATCGCCTGTTAGCGCAGACGATTTTCAACAACTTTGCGTGGTTTTGCGGACCACACCGGCGTTGTGCCGAACAGCTTCTTTGACAGGAAGTTGCCATTTAAACCACTGTGACGCAGGCATTGCACCTTGTGTCTCGTGGATGACAACGTGCCTTAGTTCCCGACCTAAAAAGGAACTGAGACGTGTCTCTGTGCCGAACAATTAGGAACAAAAGACGTGCCTATAGTATCTAATAGCGCCGATCCCGGCAACACATTTCCCGCACATCGCTCAAATAACGAGCACAGATCTATCCGAATTACCGGCTTTGATCTCACCCACATTATTGAACTTTCCCCCCTACCGAAGTCAGTCACCCGCGTTTTAAAATTCGCCTGCAATCTGGCCGGTTCTACGTCCGATTTCATCATCATCAAATCGCTCAGGAATTTGGCTGAAGAAGCCGGTTGCAGTATCTCCACAGTTCAGCGTGCTTATCGTGCTGCCGTTAAGCTGGGGATCCTCAGCTATGAAGAGCAGCGCGACGAGAAAAATCACAGCGTCAGCAAACCCAGCAAGTACACGTTTACCAGTAAAGCA